ACGCTGGTGGGAAAGTAATAACCAAGTCCTGCGCTGTTTTGGTTATTGTATTGCCAAAGTTTAAAACACACACCGCACGATTTCCATTAGTGGAATTGTAAATGAGTGCTCCGGCGCAGGAAAGGGTTACGTTGCTGAAAGTAGCTGTTTGAAAAGACCACAAGGCGACGGTTCCGCTTGTCGTTGGTGTGATGTTTGTGAGTGCAATGCCGCCAGCCGTGTAATTGGTTCCACTCGCCTGACCTGGAGTAAGAACATTGTATTCAGTGGTGTCTGCATTGAGGGTGGCAGAGGAGAGGTACAAAGCGATTTTGAAAACATCTCCCGTCCCTGTCGTGAAGTTGTGTAACCCCTGAGCAAGTTCTGCTTTATAGCTTGTGCACGCTGTCTGGATGATTGCCATATCAGGTTACCGGCATCCTAAATTGACCAGAACGGTAAGCATCCTGACGTTCCATGCCATCACCAAGACGTTTGGCTAAGGCTAATGCTTCTTTGTATTGATTCGTAATCAACCCAACCATATCTGGCTCACCTTTCAAAAAGGTGTAAGCCTCAACCAAAGAACCATATAAAAGTACCGTATCAAAATTATCGCTTAGCCATGTCGTGGTTGAATCCACGTTGCCATCAGAAATAGAAGATGGATAAAAGAAGTAATGCAACTCCATTTCATAAGCTGCATCTGGCGTTGGCCCAAGCAAAAACGTCAACTCTTTAGGTGCTGAATAGTCTGGACCAAACAACGCATAGTGTTTTGGACGACCTGTATTACCTGCACCTGTCGGGATGGGGTAGGCTTCCCGAATAAAGTTCACATCTTTATTTAACAAATAGTGATACTGCCCGTTAGCGTCCATTGCAGCCATGGAATACGGGGCAAGGAAGTCTGATGGACACTGCAAGTACCGATTGTTAATCGACGTAAAGCCTGTCACATTCTTACGCAAACTAGGGAACTGAACCGTATTAAAGATGCGCTGCTCTGCTTGTTGAGCAAAGACAGCCAACTGCGTGTCTGCAAAGACATTCTCGCAGTAGTTATTAATCTGGTCCTTAAGTTCGCCCCAGTTCACGCCATCGGCCCCCTGCTCATGACACCTTTAGTCGCAGCACCTGCACCGCGCATCTTAACGCCAGAGGTTTTTACTTCATTGTTGACGCGTTTGGTTTTGTTGCCAATCGTCATATCCACCGTATCTACAGCACTACGGTCTGGACCACTTCCGGGATTGGCTTCTATCGGGGTTCTTTTACCCTTCATGGTATGCGGCTCCGCGTAGGTTGAGGCAGGACCAACTTCTTTCCCGCCTTTTTTCATACTGTACTTAGCCATTATCGGTCTCGCTGATTAGCTATACGCGCTAAATTACGACCCATCTTCCGCATATCCATACCCGTAGGACCGCCCTTCTTGAGTTTAGTCAGTGGGGCACCTTTATGCTTGGCTTTCTCATGCTTGTGCACTGCACCAGCAATCATCTTTTTGTCTTGCGCTAGATCTTTCTTATCCATCATAGACTCCTAAGAAACTGTGACACTACCAACTTCTGCGAAACTTACCAAGTGATTTGGCGTCAACGCAGCATCAAAACCTCTTGCCATTCCCACAGGATTAAAGCCCCACTCAATAACACGAGACCCACCATCACCTCCGGGAGCCGGGACATAGTAAGACGGAGCATCAGGTCTTGGATTACGAATAGCTTGCGGGTCATAAACCGGATACATCCCAAGCTGCAACTGCGGTTGATCGGCTTCCCAACATTCTGGGCATACCAAGATATTAACGTTTTTGGTCTTAATGACCAAGGTTTTTAGCTGTTTTAGTTTATAACGAAAGTTACACCTATCACATTGCGCTATCGCCCATTTACCAGAGGCAAACTGATTAGGCATCAGAAGCTCCCAGTGTTCCCCAGATACATCCGACGAGGAACGAAACGAACCGCAGCTTTCTCACGATCTTCACCAGCAGCAAGCTCCCACTGCTGTTCATACTCAGCTTTCAAAAACTGAAGGCGCTCTTGCCCTTCAGGAATCTTTTGTGCGATGTAATACGCCAGCCCTGCCATCAAGCAAGGATAAAAACGGAACGACATATCGGGCGTCTGTATGCCCGATCCAGCATCCTGAATACGGCGCATACGCCAATACACTACTTGATAGTACGGCGAGGCTTCAGTGCCTTGGTCAGGGACAGGCCAAACTGTGAATCGGGGCGGCGCTGCGGTTCCAGTGCTATAGGGACTTGTGGCTGGATAGGTTTGTCCAGAGTTGCGGCTGATGTAAATCTGTATCGGTCTTGCTTGAGCCAACTTGTTTGGGATTGTGGCGTAGGTGGAGACACTAATCCTTGTAAGTGTAAGGTCAGCTTGCGTTGAGGCATTACCTGCACCTGTCCTTATAACGTGTTCAAGCAAGTCAATGGTGTCGTCCGGTAGATCGTACGTCGCAGTGCCCTGTACAAGGTTCTTCGTGCCCTGCTCAATCGTCCACATATTGATGCCACGATTTGCCCACTCTATCGTTAGCAAGTTCATCGACCTACGTGCGGTACGCAAGTCATAACCAGAGCGCATCTCACGCCCAGCACGTTCATACGCTTCTTCAGCAATCTCCGTGAACTCTGGGGTAAAACCTGTTGAACCGCTAGTGGTCATCTAAATCTCGCAGTCTTTGCGGCAATTTTTGCCGGTTGTTTAACAAACTGCTTACCCGCGCTCTTTCCAGCTCGCTTTGCTCGTGTTGTTGCAGCATATTCTGAAGGTGAAAGCGACTTAATTGCCGCCTCCGGGAGGTATCGCTCGCCAGTTTTGCTAGACGGTTTACCACTTTTTGTCCGCCATTTCTGGTCTCCCCAATTCTTCAGGCTTTGCTGCGGGGCTTTCAATCTCGGTAGCCCCCACCTGCTGCTTTGTACTTCTTAGCTACAAGTTGTGCTTTCCTCGCGGACCACTGCCCTGCGCCTGTGCCATGCGTGGCAGCAGCTTTAACCTGAGCGACAATTTTCTTGCGAAGCCCCGGTTTGGTGTAATTACCCGCTGCGTTTACCTTGCCACCTTCGGCATACTGATCGAAATCAGTATCATCCCGCCGAGCTTTACGCTTAGCAGTGGGCATTTTAAAGGGGGCTATTGCCCCCATGCCGCGAGACGCCATCATCTCAGCAGCTTCCGCCACGCATCATTTTTTTCTTAGTCATGCCGCCGTGCATGTAACCGCCGCCAGCCATCTTGATCTGCTTGCCTTTGGTTTTACCCTTGGTAGCAACACCATCACGACTAGGAGCTGCGGTTTTAACAGCACCCATTTTGCTTGCGGCTACGCCGCCAGAAGACATCTTTTTCATCGTAAATTCCTTACCAACGGATTGAGGGACACCGACCTTCTTTGCAAACTTTGGGTTATGAGCCACTGCTTGCATAAACTTCTCTTGCTTATCACTAACCGTAGGCATTAACGCATCATCCCACGAGTTTTGCCTTTCTTAGCAATACCATCTGCACGTTTAGAAGCAGACCCTACTTTACCGCCTTTTTTAGCAGTAAAGGTTTCAGTTTCTTCCATCTCAAACTCTGCTTTTTTGACAGGCTTGGGTCTGGGCTTAGGTTTAGGTTTTTTGGGTTTATTTAAGTCCGGCTCATACTTGGATGAATCCATGTCCGGAGGGCTAGGCACGTTTCTATTTGTTGACATCGTCATCATCCTTTTTTAGCGAGGGCATCAATTTTTGCTTCCAGCCGTTCAAAACCAGCATCAAAGCGCTCCATAATTCTTTCAAGGTCTGCACGAACTTCTGCACGAGTGATGTGATCACGAGCGATTTCCTCCCTCGTTTTGTTTAGCAGAATCTGAATACGTTTCTGCTCGTCGGACGCGTGCTTAAGCATAAACATAACTAAAGCCACGAAAAACGATGTGATGAGATTCCAAACCAGCGTACTCGTTTCCATTTAACACTTCCAAGCTCTCAAACTTTTATTGATACGGCTGTTTGGGTCGTTGGCTGTCTTGGCGCTTGTCAGCTTCTTTTTCATCCCTTTCATCCGGGCGCAAAAAGAATCCCGACGTGAGCCACCTTCGGGTTGTGGAGGTTTCAACCCAGGCTTGCCGGGATTTGCAGCATTGTAAGAGGCACGACCCTTGGCGTTCAGCCCGCCTTTAGGGTTCTTGCCTTCCTTACGCTGCCAAGCAGGAGACTTAGCCATGGAATATAGTCACCGAAGTAACTTCGCTAGCGTCCGCATACACGTAATCTTTGAACCGAACACCCTCACCAGGGAAAAGCAAGTAAGGAGCTGTGTTCGCAATCACATCTAACGTGCATACCGTATCGCCACCAACACCGCCGTCAATTAACTGAA